TTCAATTATCACAAGATATTTATTTATAATAATATTGTAATATATTTTTTCAGAAAAGTAAATAAGAAATTTCTATAAATCTAAAATAAAATCTTTTAAAGCATTATATGATTCATTAGTAATTTTATCGTCTATAATAAAATTTTATTTCATTCCAAGCTTCCATCCTAATGATAGATAATATTCTATTTCATCATTTGGTACTAAAGTCCTTTTCCCTTCTTTATTAATCCACTTTTGACCTTTAGTACTTTTATTTCCCAACCCATTTTTCTTTCCTTTCATTCCTTCTTTAATCTTTTTTCGTCTTAATTTTTCAGCTTCTTCTGTTTTAGCTTTTCCTGTGCTTATAATAATTCCATTTTCTTTTTTATAAGAATTAGTTATAGCTAATGATTCACTAATTTTTCTTACTCTTTCATCTGTTTCTTTAGAGAGTCCTTTATTCCAAGCTTTTTGTCCTAAATGCCCTTCACTTATTTTTCTTCTTTGTTCTTCAGATCTTTTTGTGCCTAAAGATTTCCCTTTTAAAGATTTTGATTTTTTATTTGATATTTCTGTTTTTCTTTCTTCTGTTTGATAAGTATATGTATCTCCTCCGTCTCCCCCTAAAGTTGAATTATATCCAATATTTTTATCATAAGAATTAAGTTTATCTATCCAATATTTTTCTCTATTATTTAATAGAGAATTATCACATTCTTCTATTATTTGAATATAAAAATTTTCTTTTCCATATTTATTAATAGCATTATAAAAATATCTATTAAATTTATTATTTTTTGAAGCTCTAAAATGACCATTTAATCTATTTTCTATAGATCCTTTAGTCTTTCCTATATAAATTTTATTATTTATTTTATTTGTTATTTTATAAATATAACCCATCGTAACTCCTTAATTTAAATTTCTATAAAATATATATAATTTAGCATAAGTCTAAGGGGTTATTTAAATCAATTATTATAGATTTTAATATATCATATGCTTTATTAGAATTAATTTCATTATCAACTATAAAATTAGATAAAGCGTCTTTTTGATTTATAATTTCTTCTACTTTTTCATCTATAGTATTCTCTGTTATAAGTCTATATATAGTTACAGGTTTAGAAGTACCTATACGATGTATTCTATCTTCACATTGAATAGTATCACTCATTGTCCATGGTGTATCAATAAAAATTGCATAAGAAGCTGCAGTAAGAGTAAGACCTGTACCAGCTTTTTGAGTTGTGGCTAACATTACTTTACAAGAATCATTATTTTGAAAAATATTCTTTGCTTCTTCTACTTCATTATCTGAATTATCTCCAGTAAGCATTACAGGATTATAATCTTTTAATAGATCTTTTAATTTATAAAGTGGATCTTTAAAGACTGAAAAGATAATTACCTTATCCTCTCCTCCAACTATTTCTTCTGTAAGTTCAACTGCTCTATCTATCTTAGCACTTGGAATATCTTCTGAAGTAAGAACCCATGGACATGATGTCGCTTGTCTAAGACGTACTACTAATGATAAAATATTATTGGGTCTTATATGAACTCTATCAACTTGTTCAACTATTCCTTTTACTATATTATTATAAAAGTCATTTTGATTATCTTCCATCTGCACATATTCTTGAATAATAGTCTTAGGAGGAAGATCTAATAAATCTTTTGTACGTCTTAAAGAATATTTTGCAATTTGGTCTTTAAGAATTTCAGTATTTTTATATCCTACTAATTCATTTCCAAAAGGACCACTAAATACGCAATAATAATTTTTATAATTAGAAGCTGTGCTATGATCAATCCCTAGCCAATTAAGAGGCACATAAGCATCAAGAGGATTATTTGTTAAAAGAGTTCCTGTCATAGCAACTTTATATTTTGAATCTAATTTTCTTAGCCCTTTTGTCTGTTGAGCCCCAACAGATTTTGCTTTATGACACTCATCGAAAATTATCATATCAAATTTATTTTTACCATTATTTATCTCTTTTACAATATTTACATTTCTAAGAGTCTCAATATTTGTAATAGTAAAAAATTCAGGAATTTCTTTTTTAAGATCTTCTAATCTTTCTTTTATTCCACCTACTTTTACATTTCCTTTTTTATTTATTCTCTCACCAAGGATCTTTACTGATAAATCTGAATGCTTTTCTATCTCTCTTTTCCAATTGTATTTAAGAGCATTTACTCCACATACTACAAGACAACGGTTTATTTTATCTCTTTCTTTTAATTCTTGTGCTAGATAAATAATCTGTAAAGTTTTTCCAAGACCAGGAGAATCTAAAAGCAACCATTTATCATGAGTCAATCCATACTTAATTCCTTCAAGTTGGTAGTCAAAAGGTTCAGTCTTATAGTTCATATTAAGAGCATCATCAGAAGAGTTGTTTTCAATATTATATATATTATCTCTTAATATCAATTCAATACTGTCTAAATTATGAAGTAGTTGAATAGCTCTTGAAAGACTTGTTATAGGAATTTCCCAGTATTTAAACGTCTTATGCCATAGAGCATTAGGAACTTGCTTTATAGTATCTACTATTCTTTGATCATAATTAAATTCTACTTTAAATGACGATAATCCAGGTTGTTTATAAGGAACCTGTTCTGTTATTTTTATCATATTTTATTAACCTTCGTCTAAAAATAATGATGGCTTATTTATCTTAGTTGAATAAACTTTTTTCAAATCTTTTGTCTTTGAGTCTGTTTTAAAATTTACATTTGCTATAACAGTAAATTTTCTATTACAATAGTCACATCTATAAGATTCTATTAGATCCATGTCTTTTCCAAAGAATCCCATTATTTTACCATTAAGATCTTTTTGAATTTCTCTAGGATGACCTAAAAATGAATCCGGTAAAAATATCTCTGCTGCCATATATTCTGCCTGACAATGGGGGCATTTAATTACATTTCTCATTTTTTCTCCTTAAAATAAAAATAGACTATATATATTTATATATAGTCTATTATAATATATTTTTATTTATTTGTAAACTTTTTTATAAAATAATTTCACCACCATCGATATTTTTTATTGAGCTAGATTTAAATTTAAATAATGCATCTAATGGAACAACTGTTTGCCAAGATCCTGCATCATTTTCACAATATCTTACTAATGGGGCTTGATACATTTTATATTCAGCCAATCCATCTGGAACAATCACAGGATCAGTATCTAGACAAAATTGAACTGCTTTATATTCTCCTCCCTCATCATCTTGTCCATAAAGTTCATGAAAATTATTATCTGCAATATCTATAAATATTCTTGCACATAAATTTTGCTCTTCTGTTCCAGATCTTGTAAATGAAGGAACCTTACTTATAATATATTGAAGTCCTGAACTATAATTAGCATTATTAGATACTGAAAAATAGTAACCATGAATTACAAATTCAAAATCTTTTCCTGTCCAAGCTCCATAATCTATATCTTGAGTATAATCAGCATCTATTCCATTTGTTATTACATAACTGTCTTGATCAATAAGTCTATTAATAAGTCTAGTGATGGAATTTTCAGTTATTAATTTATTTATAGAAGCTCTCTTTGTTGAAGGAAAGCTATTAACCATTCCACTTTCTAAATAAGCCATTTATTCTCCTTAAGATTTTACTGTAACATCAGAATTCATTGATTCTAATTCTTCAGAATCATAAATTAATTCAGTATACCATGAAAAAATTGCAGATGTTGAATCTTTAATTTCTTCTATTTCTGATTTTGTTATAGGAATTTCAGCAAAATATTTTCTATTTTTATACTCATATGAGCACAGTCTAACTTTTAGTTCAATCTGACCATCTTCAACTTGAGATAAAATTTCATCTAAAATTCCACCATTGAGATTTGAATAATAAACTGTTGACGTAAGAACTCCTACCCAGTTTTCTAAGTCTTTATCATATTTAAATTGTCTTCCACCAATATTAGCGGGCTCATTTAATATTGACATCCATATTCCATTCGAATAAGTATAATCAGTAGTAGTTGCAGAAGGTACAATATATCCAATATCAATAAGTCTTGGAATATCTGTAGAATAATTTAAGTTTCCTGTAACTGCTTTAGCAAATAAAAGAGCCATATCTGAGAGACCAGCATTATGAGTAGTTCTACGAACAATAGTCCCATTATGTTTAAAATCTATTTTCACTTTTCCTCTATAAACATTTGTATCTTTATTCATTTATTCCTCACTTATAATTGTGCCTCTCCAACTCTAGCTTCATTAATTGTAGGATTGGTTCCTTTAGTATTTTGCTCAAGACCTATTTCAGCAATTCCAATCTTAGCATAACCTATAATAGGTAAATTACCTTCTTTAGGTTTAGACTGTTCATAGTCAAATTCTTCTTTACTTAGTACAGCACCTATAGCTATAGCATTTACATCAAAATCAGACTCATTAATTTTATCAATAAACTCATTCATCTTATTATAATAATACTGTACATAAGAAATTGAATGAGGTGGGACTTCTATAGAATACTCTCCATATGGTTGATATTCAATTAATGTAATAGTTTCAGTATTTGTATCTAAATCTAGATCTATCTGGTAGATTTCAATTGTAGAGGCTGGAGGTAATGGAGCAGCAGTATGTCTTAGTTCTATTAAGAATTCTTCTGATTGTTGTCTTGATGTATTTTCTCCAACAAGCTGTCTGTACTTCTTAAGATTATCAGTACCAGCATAAGTAAATACAGGAGAATGTCCATATGATTCAGATTTATTTTTAATTAAGCTGACCATTGGAACTGTCATAGGCTCATCGTCATAAGTTCTAGTCTTAGTATAATATAAGAATACATATTCTTTATACTTAAATTTATCTAAATAAATCTTTTTAATACCGAATCCATAATCTACAATCATTCCAGTAGGAATAACCATCTTAAGATATGTATCAAGTACATGAAGATTTGTTAAATTAGGAAACGTTGAAAGAATAATTACTAAGGAAAATGGTTTTATTGATCTGTTTAGTATAGAAGATATTTCTTCGGCTTCTTCTTCGGTTCTCGCATACATTGCTATAGCATTTTTAAATATATCCATAGAATCTAAAAATGCATTTAATAATATATTAACACTTTTTAAAGAGCCTTTATATTTAATCGCTATAGGCAGAGCTTCAAGCATCTGCCTATTAGCGTAAGCCTCTTTATCATAAATACCGAATTTGTCCCCTAATAATGGAAGGACTGTATCTTTTATATTCCTTGTATCAGTAAGACTTTGCATAGAATCAATATTATATTTTAGTCCATTCATTGCAAAATCATACATACGACATAATACTTGAAAATCTCTTGATTTTTCAATGTAATAATCATTAACTAATTCCTGATAGCGTATCATCTATTTTTGCTCCATTTCCAACCTGCTCTCCCCGCATGAAAACCCTCAGGACATTCAAAAGCTAAAATTGTTTCTATACCATTAGTATACCAATGTTTACCTTTTGCATGTTTGCTAAAATTTTCACTTGTAGGTACTGGGTTTTTTAAGTTGTAATGTAACATACCACGAACATAGCCATCAGGCACTTCATTATCATAAAAAGTATGACATTCGATTCCATTATTGTAAAAGTGTCGTCCATAATTTGGAGCATCTTTACCATATCTATGAACTCCATACATAGGATTATCTTCACCAAATTTAGGCTTTCTATTATCTTTCATTTTTTGTATAGACTCAGGTCTATGCTTATAGCCTTTTTTAGCTTCACTAATATGCTTTCTATGGCTATGTGATTTAGGCTTACCTTTCATTCGAGCAGATTGCTCTTTAGCTCTACACTCTTTAATATAGCCTATTTCATCTTCAGTGAGTTTAACTCTACCTTCTTCCGTAGCTTGTGTAATTGTAAAAAATAAAGCTGTAGCTAATTTAGGGCCAAACTCAGTATCTTTTTGTTCTTCATATAATAATTTATGTGCATCAAAGTGTTCTCTTGCAGTTAAATCTATTAAGTTTGATTCTTCATTTGTCCCGCCCATACACTTTGGAATTATATGGTGTCGTTCTTTATATGTATCACGAGGAAGTCCAAATCTCCCTCGTGATATAATAATACCATCAATAAAATCTTGGTATCTAATCATTATTGTAAAGCCTTTGTTGTAATAAATCTAATTTCTATATCATCTGTATCTAACTGAGGTATCATAAAGTCATTAAAAATATGATTTGTATTAAAGAAAGATTTAGCTAAAAGAGGATTTGAAATTAGATCATTATTTTTCGGAGTAAATGTATAGTTGTACTCATTATCATAGTCTAATTTTCTAACTTTTTCTCTAATTAAACCAAAATCTCCAATATCATTAGGTTCAAATTTAAATATATCTTCAATAATATATGTGTAAGCTCTATCATTTTTATTTATACTAAATTTAATAGCAGAATCTAAATCTGTGAGAGCAACAAATAAATTTGGTTCTCTATAATAATTTATTCCTTCTCTAGGTTCTATATCATCAGTTGTAGTAAGTTTAAGATCTCCACTTTCATCATTATTTTCGTAATAATACCACTTAAATTCATATGGATTTGAACCTTCTAGTTCATCTTCAGATACTTTTATAAGTAAATCAGTTCCAAAATCAGAAAGTTCTGTCTTACTATAAATTCCACTATCTTCATCATATTCATACCAACCAAGCACAGCAGGAGTATGATTTTGATCTGTCACTAAAGCAGGAGCATTAATCTTTCTATAATTATCTTCACCATTATCTATATATAAATAATCGTAATTATCTCCCATAAATGCTGTCGAATTATCTCTATATGAGTGAATGATATTTTCAAAAGCGGCTACAGTAGGACCACCACTTTCATTTGCTACAACAGGAGCATCTATATTTATGTTTACAGCTCCATTATCATATTTAAAATAATTATCGTATATAGCTTCAAGTACTATTCCATCTTTCATATGAATAGCAAGAAGATATTTTCCACCTGGAAGTTTTACAGGTAATTTTATAGTTGTATAAGGTGAATCTCCATTATTAAATAATAACGATGTACTATAGTCATAACTATTATATTTATAATAGTCTCCATTTGCTCTAGAAACGAATGCATAAATCGCATTATTTTCTTGGTTTCCTTCAGCATCTACAGTATAGACAGTTAAGAAGTTTCCATTTGTATTCCTTACAGGATTCTTAAGCTGGAATGTAATGTCAGCTATTTCAGAACCTGAAAATTTAGCAATTGGATTAACATCAGTTTCATTTTCATATA